TTAGAGCTGAACTAAGAATACTTGCGCGGAAGCAACCACTGCATCGATCTGCTCTTCACGCGCCTCGACCAAATCCCCCTCGTCGGTGATGCCCAAGCAAAGAAAATTGTAGCGGTCGAGCGCAGCTTTGAGGTCGTTCAGGGCGTCGGTTTGTTCGAGCGTTGTGACTTCCGGCATTGCTACCTCCTATTGCGGTAGCAGGTTCAAAAGACATCGTCTGGTGTAGCAGTCACCTGTTTTGTGGCCATGGCGACAGATTTCACAATGCCGCTAAATACGATTGACCGGTGAGCCATCGGTCAAACCTAGAAGTGCAAATGCGGGAAGCCCCGGTGGATATACCTGCCGGGGCTTCTCTTCGCATCACTTCTTTTTGGTAGCACCCTGATACGGCGCGTTGGGCTTGTCACCGACCACAGCGCGCGGCGTGCCATCAGGGTTCTTACCCACGCCCCACAGCCGACCAATGGACTGCTTTGCTCCGCGATCCAGCTTGTCCCAATCGGTGCGCTGATCAGCCGGGAATTTTTCACCGGCAGGCTTCTTCGCCGCTTTGCCAGAATTAGTGCCAGCGTTCAGCGCCTCAATCTCTTTGTCCAGCTCGCCAGCTTCAACAGCAGCAGTCAGCTTATCGAGGAAGCTAGGAAAGCGCTCAGCGGGCACATGGCTGACAGGTTTGCCGTTGATGAGCAGAGGCTTCCCATCAATGACTGGCTTGAAGGCCACAACGTCATTGGAAGCAGACCACCAGCGGTTAGGCGCTCTGGACGAGCCATTCTCAAACTGCGTCTTTGCAGCAGCAATGCGCTTGAGGACAGGCTTGCGGGCTTTTGAGGGGTCGTGCGGCTTCCGGTGGAAGACTTCTTCCAGCTTATCGTCAATCAGTGCGAGAACATCTTTGAGGGACATAGCAACCTCCATGGGGGGATGCGCACCAATGCCCTGCACAGAATCTCAGCACAACAAAAAAGGGGCGCCACATAGCGCGCCCCTTGGGTAACATTATTGTAGTGGGTTACGCCGTAGCAGTAGCCTTAGCTGCCCGCGTCTCGCGCATTTTCGACCGGCGCGTTGCAATGCCCTCGTCGGCAGCAGCAAGGGCAACATCCATCTCACCAGCTTCGATCTGGCCTTTGAAGTGCAGCATTGCATCCTCAAAGTGAGCAAGCGGCACAGCCACTTTGGTTTCAGTGCCGAGTAACGGCAGCGCTTTGTTGTTAACGCGCAGCGTGAGGGACACTTCTTCCTTGCCGATAGTGAACCAGCGTCGACCATTCTTCGTCGGCTCCTTGTAGAGCGCAATCTGATTGTCGATGCCTTCGAGCAGAATGTGCTTTGCAGTGCGACCCTGCTCTTCGCCCGAGAACTCGACCGACTTGCTAACAGGGACGATCATCGAGGGGTTGAACTTCGTCATGTGCATTACTCCGATTGCGTAAGCAGCAGTGCCTACCCCAATCGTATGTGTTCACCTGAAATCACAATCATCCAATCAATGGCGTTGACAGGCCGAAAGATAGAAGAACGGCGGAGCTAAATAGGAGAGCAGAACACAAGCTAGGAGAGAACAGTGAGTTCCAACGATATTATTAACCCACAACTGGTGGCATCCATCATCAACATCATCGACGTGGCCACCCAACGCGGCGCGTTCCGTGCCAATGAATTGTCACCAATCGGGGCAGTGGTCGATGCACTCAGCGCGTTTAACAATGCACTTGCTGATGAGCAGGAAGCCGATGGCAATACGGATGCCGAATAAGCCTCAATCATTTTCCTACAACAGCGGCTCTGCAAAGCCATTGCAGATGACCGACTACAGCTATGACAGCAAATGGCGAAAGCTACGTGACCGGCGCATCGAGGAAGAGCCTCTATGCAGGCATTGCTTGTCCGCAGGACACGTGACGCCAGCAGTGCAGGTCGATCACATCAGGCCGCGAGCAGAAGGCGGCAAGGACGAATGGGATAACACCCAGAGCTTATGCCTGCCTTGCCATCAGGCTAAGACCGCTGAAGAGACAAGACTCAGGATGAGAGGCTATTAATCAGCCTTTGAACATCACGCGCAACGCCCACACCACATTGAACACCAATGCAGCAATGGTCGAAACCCACCCAGTGACGATGATAGCCATAACTGTTGGAGACTGCATCGGCACTGCACCAGCGGCGAACACCAGTTCAAGCGTTCGGTTCTCCACATACCATATGCCCAAATGTTGAAGCACGGTAATAACAATGATCGACGCAACTAACTGAACCCCAAGCAGGCTGACTGCTTTAACCCTACGTGACATAAGGGCTCCTTCTAGAAAACGCTGCACACTTGCAATCGTATCTATCAGAAGCCACTCAATAAAGCGGAATACAGGTGTAGTTTAGTGTATCGTCTCGACCTGAATATTAATGTCGCTCTCCGGTGGAAGCTCAAGCTCCTCCTCAAGCCATTTGCATTCGCGTATAATCGCCTCTTCGACTGCCGTGAGGAAAACCTTAACATGGGCAGTGCGTCGGCGCATTCTTTTAACCCAATCCGCTTGCGTTGTTCGGTAAGCTCTGCGTTGTTCAGAGGCCCACCCATCGCCATGCTTAGGATGGTTGGACATAAGTCCGGTCATCGATACGCGATCAAGCATTAGGTCGCTAAAATGGTTGTTGTGATGCACTGAGTTTCTAGCAGCCAATTCCTGCTTGAACTGCTTAGCAAACGCTTTGATCGCCGTTCCCGCATCCAATTTATTAATCAGAGTGGCATTGACTGCATTCAAGCAGCGCTTCATTCGCTCGCTGAACTCATAAAAGCGATTGAAAAACATTTCGATGGAATAACGAAGGTGAGCCTCCTTGCTGATAGGTTCACCGGGATGGTTGCGCAGATAATGCTCGCATTCTGACATGGCGATCCACGTCGTTTGAAGAGCGAGGAATGACATCACGGCTTCGTGCTGCCGTTCGACGGCAGGCGAGAACATAAACATCTCGGGATGACTAGCATCCGGTGGAAGCCGGATATCATCAAGGGTCAAAGCGATGGCCTTCGCCTTCCACTCTCTAAAACCCGGATAGTTAGTGATCTTGTTTATCCACGCCGAGATAACGTCGAGGGTGTCCTTCTTTAGTCCAACGTCTCTGTCAGCCATACCCAACGTTTATGGTGTTGAAGAGGCTTGGTCCAGACGCAGGAACCGAAGCGGCAACCAAGGGGCGTACTTTTTTCTGCGGATAGCGGCCTGCTACGACAACCCCCCAACTAAATTCTGACCCGTGCAGATTAAAGCCTCGGGAGCCGAAGCACTATTGCGGTTGAAAGGTCAGGTAGCCAGCAAGAACGGGCGTGGCGAAGGTGGAGACCGTCCGATATGCAGTAAGCACGAACTCAGCCGTGTCCGACATGTCCTTTGCCAATCCGGCCTTAGCAAAAACGAATTTCACGAAAGCGCCGAGTTTCTTCAAAGTCGCCTCGGCTTGCGGATCATCGGAAGACGCGCCTCGTTCAAGCGCCATATAGGCCGAAAGAAGCTCGCGCAGACTTTCGATGGTGTAGCCCCAGCCAAGCCACCTCACACGTTCCAATCGAAATCTGAATTGCCTCAGTCCGTCAATGGTCGCTTGCCGAATGAAGTCACCCTGAACAAGCTGATGCTCACCTAGCCATTCGAGCAAAGTATCGATCTCGCCAATGAGGTCGGACAGCTCTTGCTCGTTCAACTTCGGATACTGCACTTTCTGCCGTATCGTAGGCGAAAGCATTTTCAGTGGCTGCAAGTTCGCCTGAACCCGTGTCAGTCCGTTACCTGAATTGTTCCACGTCCCAGTCAATGCCTCTTGGTCGAAGACCGACTTGATACCTTTTACGTGAGATATCGCTGCCGCCCGAACATCATCGTCCATGTCGCAAGTATGAAGTATCTCGATTATAAAGTCGGCTCGATCCATCACGCAAAAAATGATCTGGTAAAAGTCTCGCGACCATGCATCCACTCCCAACACACGAGCGATAACACTATCCCCCCGCTTCGAAGAAGAAGCCGAAATTAAATCATCGCAGAAGTCTGCAAGTTCGCGGGCGGGGTCTGTGAGGCTAGCCATCCCTCATCATCAACAGCTTTGTTGATGGCGTCAATGGTAGGCGCTGGACGGTGTCTACTAAATATTAGATGCAACGCGGTCCAAAGAAGAAGTCGGCAGAAGTCAAGAAAGCTACCGGCACCTTTCGCCCCAGCCGCGACAATCCGAAATTCCTTATTACGGACAACTCACCGCCGAAGCTACCAGCCTACCTGTCACCTGAGGCGCAACAGGTCTGGCGAGAAGAATTCAACCGTGTCGTTCAAGCAGGAACTATCGACGCAGATAGCTCTCTTTTCGCTCGTTACTGCGCTCTAGAATCTCTCGCGCGGCGCGACTTCCTCAAAGGCGAATACCCGAAGGCGACCTACGTCGTTGAGCTACGGAAGCTCGCCGAAGCGCTCGGCATTGGCGGTGTTCCATCACGCGCCCAACGCGGCACGCCTTCCGAAGATGACAACAAGAACCCCTTCGCGGGCCTGCTTGGTGACTAACCATGTGGGCCGAAGGCGAGGGACCGTTCACAACGGTTGCGGTCACATATGCGGAAGAGATCGTAGCAGGCTCGATACCGGCCTGCCTTCAAATCCGACAAGCCTGCCAGCGCTTCCTCAATGACATTGACGGCGATGTTTGGGAGTTCGTCCCAGCCAACATTGAGCGCGTCTGCAAGTTCATGCGGTTGCTGCCGCACGTCAAAGGCAAATGGGCACGAAGGCGGGAAACGCTCGCGCTAGAACCGTGGCAGGTCTGGATCCTCGCAGGGATCTTCGGCTTTGTCGATCCTGAGACCAGACTGCGCAAGGTTCGAGAAGCCTTCCTTCTCATCCCTCGCAAGAATGCCAAGTCCACGCTCGCGGCAGGCATCGGCTTGTATATGGGCTTCCTCGATAATGAAGAAGGAGCCGAAGTCTGGATCGGCGCGAATTCGAAGACGCAGGCAGATGCGTGCTTCGTGCCAGCGCGGCAGATGGTCGTCAAAACACCGCAGTTGATGCAGGCAGCAGGGATCAAGGTTCAGGCTGAAAGCGTCTTCTCGCCTCGCACCGGCTCGTTCCTGCGTTCCATGATCGGCAAGCCAGGCGACGGCTCAAACCCGCATTGCGCGATCCTCGACGAGGCGCACGAGAACGATAGCTCGGAACAATATGATACGATGAAAACCGGCATGGGTGCGCGTGAGCAACCCTTGTTGCTGACCATCACGACAGCCGGCTTCAATCTCGCTGGTCCATGTAGGCAACTTCAGATCGACGCCGAGGCGGTTCTGGCCGGAACGGTGCGGAACGATGCGTTGTTCGCCGCTATCTACACAATCGATCCCGACGACGACTGGCGAGATTTCGAGGTCTGGAAGAAAGCCAATCCTAATTATGGCGTGTCCGTGCTGCCAGACAACCTAGAAGGCTACCACAGGGACGCGATCAATCTACCTGCCAAGAAGGCCACGCTTCTAACCAAGCACCTGAATGTCTGGCAGAATGCCACAAACGGATGGCTAGACCAGCAGGACTGGCTGGCTTGCAAGTCGGACGCGACGTTAGAATCGCTCAGGGGGCGTCCGGCCTATATCGGCTTCGACCTCTCTACACAGACCGACATAACCGCGCTGGCGCTTTGCGTGACAGGTGAGAACGACAAGCCTCACTTCTTCCCATTCTTCTTTTTACCAGAAGGCGCAATCGCCAAGTCGAAGACAGCGGACGCTTACCGCGCATGGGTCGATGCCGGTCACATTCAGCTTACGGACGGCAACGCCACGGACTTTGCTGCTGTGAAAGCTAAATTGGTGGAACTGCTTGATATGTTCGACGTGCGAGGCATGGCCTACGACAGTTGGCAGGGCCATCAAATGTCGCAGGAGATGCAGTCGGACTTCCCCAATCTGCCAATCGTCAAGTTCGCTCAGAACATTGGCAACTACAATCCGGTCATGCAGGCATTTGAAGCGCTCGTTGTGGATCATAAACTAGCCCACAATGACAATCCATGCATGAATTGGATGGCTAACAATGTGTCTATCCGCCCGAACAGCGCCAATCACTTGTTCCCCAACAAGCCTGATAAGCAGATGCACTTAAAGATAGACGGCATCGTAGCGTCTCTAATGGCATATGCGCAGCATTTAAACCAAGCACCAGTGTTCGAGCCGTTTATCGACCTCCTCTAAAAGCCACTCCGGCCATCCGCATAAATACCACGAACTTAAACGTGCGTGGAGAAGATGGTAGGTTTCATTGACTTTATATTGGGACGTAGCGGCGAGACAAAAAGCGCGCGTCCCTACACTGATGTGCTGGGAGAGATTGCAGAAGCACAAGCCGGTAGCGGCTTGCCTTCAGTTGATGCCGACAGAGCGCTCAAATCAACCGCAGTGCTTTGCGTCGTTCGCGTGATTGCAGACGGCATCGCACAAGTCCCATTTAAACTACTGCAAGAGAATGGCAGCGGTGGACGCGGCGAACCTGCGAAGACGCATCCGCTTTACGATCTTATCCGCTATTCGCCGAACGACTGGCAAACCAGTTACGAGTTTCGTGAGCAGCTAGCAATTCACCTAGCGCTTTGCGGCAATGCCTTCATTTACCTGAACCGCCATCCACTGACCAAGGTAGTCCAGGAGCTTTACGCATTTGAACCGGGCAGCGTGACGGTCACCCAGCACGATGATTACTCGCTTAGCTACAAGGTTCAGACCAACGACAAGAAGTTTCTGACGATTAGTCAGGACGATATGTGGCACATTCGCGGTCCAAGTTGGAATGGCTGGATGGGCCTTGAAGCGACCACGCTAGCACGTCAGGCCATCGGCCTTTCGCTCGCTTCCGAAACCTATGGTGCAAACCTATTCGCTAACGGCGCCAGACCGGGAGGCATTCTCTCCAGCGACGCAAATCTCACTAAAGAGCAGCGCGAACAACTTCGAGAAGCATGGCAACAGCAACAGGGCGGAACGAAAAACGCGCACAAGACTGCAATTCTCGGCAACGGTGTAAAGTGGCAAGCGCTCGCATCCAGCGCCAATGATGCGCAGTGGACGGAAAGCCGACGCTTCCAAATTGAAGAGATTTGCCGCGCGTTCCGTGTTCAGCCGATCATGGTCATGCAGCAGGGTGCAACGTCATATGCGTCGGTGGAGCAGCTAATGCTCGCCCATATCCAGAACACTTTAATGCCTTGGTATGAGCGCATCGAGCAATCGGCACGCAAAGCGCTGCTTACGCCAATGGAAAAACGTCAGGGCTACTACTTCAAGCTAGATAGTCGTGCGCTTCTAGAAGCCTCTACGTCGGATCGCGTCGCCTACTTCAACGCCATGCGTGCAATGGGCGTAATGACGATCAACGAGGTTCGCGAGAAGGAAGACCTTCCTCGCAGCGACGATCCGCTGGCCGACAAGCTAATGCCAGCAGCAAACCTTTTCGGAACACAGCCAACAACGGAGCCGGAAGCAGATTCAACAAACAAGCAGGATAACAATAATGAACAAGCAGCTTGAAAAGAAATCCCTCACCGGCGCTCAGTGTAAGCTCGCAACCGTTGACGATCCTACCAGCGATGCGATGGTCTTCAGTGGCTATGGTTCGGTGTTCGGCAACATTGACTGGCACGGCGACATTATCGCACCTGGCGCTTATGCCAAGAGCATCGCGCAGCATAAATCCAATGGCACTGCGCCACTCATGTTGTTCAACCACGACGCTTATAGCGGGACTGCGTTGCCAATCGGTAAGTGGCTCGATTTCGAAGAAGACGACTACGGATTAAAGCTGACTGGCGAACTCCTCGATACCTCGTTTGGCAGAGACACATATACCGCGCTCAAAGCGGGTGCCATCAACGGGCTATCAGTGGCCTTCTTTCCTGTCTCTTGGTCGACTGGCACGACGGAAGACGAGTTCTTTCACACTTACACCGACGCGGACCTATACGAAGTTAGCGTAGTCACATTGCCAGCAAACGAATTGGCGGTGGTTGGCGAAGTGAAGTCACGGTTAGCAGATATGGGCATTCGCGATCTAGAGAATCTGCTGCGCGAATGCGGACTGTCGCGCAAGCAAGCAGAGACCGTAGCCAGCCAGTTCGAGAGCAAGCGCTACCTAGCCGACCTTGAAGAGAAGAAGCTGGCCGATGAGGCAATGGCACTTCGCATTGCAAAGCTACTCGGAAAGGAACCTGCATAAATAGCTCTGAGTGAGCCGCTACAGGGGCGATCCTGTCAATAGGTCACAAAACAAAAACATAAGACAGACAGGAGGACCATAATAATGGCCACTAACGAAGAGATTATGAGCGTATGGGAGGAGTTTAAGACTGCTAACGACGAACGTCTTGCAGCGATTGAAGCGAACGTATCGGACCCAATCGCAGCCGACAAGCTATCAAAGCTAGAAGAAGCTCTCCAGTCACTTACCGGCACCGTCCAAGACGTTGTTGAAGAGCAGAAGAGCCTCGCAAAGAAGTCCGGTCGTCCTGGCACTACTGGTGCTGGTGCCGACGCAGAATACAAGACGCTGTTTAACGGTTTCATGCGCAAGGGTCGCAACGAAGAGGAACTGCAAACCAAGTCGCTCACCATTGGGGGCGACACTGGCAGAGACGGCGGCGTCACAGTGCCAGCATTCATCGACTTCAACATTCGCGAGCAGCTTATCAACGTAAGCCCGATGCGCCAGCTCGCGGAAGTTATCACAACTACCACTGGCGACCACACCGTTCTCTTGAACGTGCGCGGCACTGCCTCCGGTTGGGTTGCTGAAACCGACGAGCGCGATGAGACTGCAACTCCAAAGATCAACAAGATCAAGGTGCCAGTCGGCGAAATCTACGCTAACATTGCGGCTACTCAGACTTTGCTCGACGACAGCGCTATCGACGTAGAAAGCTGGATCGCAGCACAGATTGCAGACCAGTTCGCAGTCGCTGAGGGCGCAGCTTTCATCACCGGGACCGGCACCAATCAGCCAAAGGGTCTGCTAGCATCGGGTAACGGCTTCGCTGTAACTGCAAGCGGTTCTGCTGCTGCTCTCGATAAGCCAGACGCGCTTATCGATCTGGTTTACGGCCTCAAGGCTGGACACCGTGCAAACGGCAACTTCCTTGGTAATTCGGCAACCGAAGCAACCGTTCGTAAGCTCAAGGACACCACGGGTAACTACCTATGGGCACCGGGCTTGAACGGCGAACGCGGCACGCTGCTTGGCTATCAGTTTTACAATGATGAGAACATGCCAAACGTTGCAGCCAACGCTACTCCGCTCGCATTCGGCGACTTCAAGGCTGGTTATACCATTGCCGACCGCAAGAGCTTCACGCTCATTCGCGATCCTTTCACCAACAAGCCATATGTCATGTTCTACGTGACCTCGCGCGTTGGCGGCACTCCAACCAACAACGAAGCGATCCGCTTGCTCAAGATCGCAGCTTCGTAAGCTAGCAACAAACAACATTGGAAGCCCGGTCAGCAATGACCGGGCTTCTTTGTGCGCTCGATAAATATCGAAAACATAAGGGGCGCCGCCAATGAGAAAGACAATTGAACGAAACGACGACTTCCTTGCGATCACAGTCGCAGAGGCAAAGCAGTGGTGCCGCATTGACGAGAATGCAGACGACATTCTGCTAGAAGGATTGATCCGTGCGGCAACAGATGCAGCGGAAGCCTTCACCAATCGCGCCATTGTTCCGGCCACAATCGAATTTTCCTACAAGTCTGGCGAAGCCTGCTTTGCCATTCCTACGGCGCCGGTCGTCGCAGCCAGCAAGGTAGAGCTAGAAACGTCTAAGGGCGCACGAACAGAGCTACCCGCCGAGAGCGCATATTGGCTGCGAGTGTCGGATAGCGGCGCTGTGCTGACGCTCACAGGGCATTCTCGGGGCAAGCAGACGCTCGTTGCTACGTGCTCGGTTGGATATGCCGGCGCTGCAAGCGTGCCGCGTGGGATCAAGCTGGCGATCTCGACGCATGTCGGCAGCGCATATGAAGGGCGCGAGGGGCAGGATACGGCGAAAGACACGTTTGAGAACCTGCTTCGTCCGTTCGTTGTGAGCGCCATCTAATGAAAGCGGGCGATCTAAAAGAGCGCATCGCCATTACCGCAGCGACCAGCGCACAGAACGCTATCGGGGAAGTGGTCGCAAGTGCTTATGCGACCGTTGCGACTGTCTGGGCAGCAAAGTGGACGTTGACCAGCAAAGACATTGCACGAGCAGCAAGCGCGCAACAGCAGACCGAAGCAAAATTCGCCATTCGCTATCGCGACGGTATCAGCACAAGCAATCGTATCGTCCACAAAGGCACCGACTACCAGATCGTCAGCACTGAAGAGTTTGAAGACGGTTGGGGTCTCTATCTCTTCGTTCGGAGTCTCACTGTCTGACCGCACCAATAAATAATGTGCGATCAACAATGAGACCAATGCGATGAACCACCTTAAATTCAAACTGGAAGGCTTTGAGGAGTTAAAGACGGCGCTTAATCAGCTAGGCCCCGAACTCGCAACCAAGGCTGGACAGTCTGCAATTAGGGCTACTGCAAAAGTCGGCATGAAGGCCGTCTATGCAGCAACGCCGGTAGGTGATGAGGACACAAGCCGCATCTACAAAACCAAGAGCGGCGAAAGCGTGCGGGTGGACTACGGTCATGCACGCGCAAATCTCCGGATCAAGAAGTTAAAGCCGAAGACGGCACACACTGTGGGTTCAACAATCACATTCGGCAACGCATTCTGGATGCGCTTTCTCGAATTTGGCACTGTGAACATGGCTGCTCGTCCAGTTATGCAGCCAGCATTCGACAGTGCCACTATCGATATGCTTGCAGAACTGAACAAGCAGCTAGGCAAAGCCATTGATCGCCTCACCGTTAAACATTTCGGGCCGATCAAATGATTGATAATCACTTCTACACCGCGCTATCTAGCGCAATTGGAACGCTCAAAGCGTATCCAAATATTGCAGCGAAGAACGCCAACGCGCCATTTGTCGTGTATCAGCGCGTTTCAACGCAACGCTCTACCACCCTTGACGGGCCAGACGGCTTGGCAGTGGCTTCATATCGCGTGGACATTTACGCAAAGAGCCTGCTTGAGGCGCAGCAGATCGCTTATACGGCTTGTGTTGAATTGGTCTCCTACAAGTCAGATTCAATCCACTACATCACTATCATCAATGAGCAGGATGGTTCGGACGTTTCCGGCGCACCTGACCTCTACCGCATTATCTTAGATATTGACGCTTCCTATAGCTGGCTCTGAATCAAGCCACTGAAGCCTGCCCGATAAATACTCGCGAGCAATGCCCCGAAGCTGGGGACTGCAACCAGTATTTTCGGAGGCAATAATAATAATGAGCAATGCATCTCAAGCACAGGGAATTTCTCTGTCCATTAAGGTCGGCACTGCATACGTTCACATCGCTGAGATCAAGGACTTCTCAGCATTCGGCGGTTCGGCAGCAGTTATCGACGTTACCAACCTAGACAGTCAGGCAAAAGAAAAGCTCATGGGCTTGCAGGACTTTGGTCAGGTTACTTTCAACTTCAATCACATTGCATCGGACGCCGGGCAGACAGCACTAGAGGCAGCAAAGGCTTCTCGCACTAAGCAGGATTTCAATCTTACTCTAACTGACACCCCAGCGACCACCTACAGTTTCAGCGCGTTCGTTCTATCAAAGGGTATCAGCGGCGGCGTTGAACAGGCCGTCAGCGGCTCATGCACTGTGGAAATCACCGGTGAAGTCACTAGCGAAACGGCAGGTGGCTAATGTCACAGCTTGCTTCTAGGTCACACATTCTGTCGCAGAAGCCTCGCTCGGTTACGTATCATGTGGCCGAGTGGGACTGCGATGTTCGCTTGCAGGCATTCAATGTTGCACGGCGCGTGGCATTTCAAACGGTCATTACCGAGAATGCGATTGCCCACCAGAACCACAAGGACGATCCAGAGCAGTATCCAGAGAAGGTAGAGCTGCTGGATGACGCGATGGTCAGCATCGTGTTCAGCCTCGTTGATGAGAACGATCAGCTAATGTTCGATATGGACGACATGGAGGCTTTGAAGGAGCTTCCATACTCAGAGGTGAAAGCCATGTATGTGCAAATGATGTTGCTCAATCACGGCACCAATCTCGTTGCAAAGGCAGAGGCCGAAAAAAAAGACTAATGGAGAACCCGGAGCGGTTGTTCATGCACCGCTTGGCTCTCGCTCTGGGCAAGTCCCTCACCGAGATTGCTGATATGACCACGGACGAATTTGCGTCTTGGTATGCGTATGCGCAGCTCGAACCTTTCGGAAGCCCAGCAGACGACTATCGCGCAAGCGTCCAGTCACAGCTTTTCTGGCAGGCAAACACGAAGCCGGGCACTGGCCCGATGCCAGACTATTATAACCACTGGCCTAAGCCGGAAGAGGTTGAAAAGCCCAAGAAGCAGAAGGAACGCGAAGTGAGCAATTCGCTGAAAGGCTTCTTTGCTGCTTACAACGAGCGACACAAGGCCGCCAATCCAAAGAGCTAGCCAATAAATACTCCGTAACTAGATTTGCGGAGTATTTTCATGTCAGCAGTTGCTGTTCTCAAAGCCGACCTTGAATTAAACAGTGCTGATTTTATCAGCGGCATGCGCAAAGCGGCGGTTGAGTCCGAGAAGACTAGCAAGACCATGCGCGCAGCAATGGGTGGCGCTCAAACGGCGGTCGCCGGGCTTGCAGCGGCTGTCTCGATTGACTTCCTTGCTGGCTTGACCAAGTCCGCTCTCGACTATTCCGATGCCATTGCCGATCTGTCCGACCGAACCGGCGCATCGACCAAGTTCATTCAGGAATTCCGCTACAATGCCCAGATGCTCGGTTCCGACTTCGGGACGGCAGATGCGGCAGTTGAAAAGTTCGCAAAGACGGTCGGTGATGCGGAGGCAGGCAACAAGGCGGCGGCCGAAAAGCTGAAAGAATACGGGATCACGGCGCGCAACGTCGATGAGGCCGTCCTGCAAGCCGCAGATAGCATCTCCAAAATGGATAGCCCGACCAAGCAGCTGTCAGCGACGATGGATCTGTTCGGCAAAAAGGCCGGAACGCTGCAACAGACGATGGCGGCAGGGTCGGAAGGCTTCAAGCTCCAAGCCCGCGCAGCTCGTGACCTGGGTATCATCCTTGAGGACCATGTTGTGCGCAGCGCGGGCGACGCAAACGACAAGCTCGATACCATGAAGATGATCCTCAACGCCCAGATGGCGAACGCGATCGCGCAGAATGCGACGGCGTTGGTCAGCCTCGGAACGGGTGTAATGAGCGTTGTTGGTAGCCTCGTTCAGTTCTGGAACCAGAACCCGAAGGCAGCAATGACCATCCTCGGCGGTATCGCCGGTTTCGCCCTTGGCAAGCACCCAGCAGCAGCAGCGCTTGGAGCAGCGGGCGGCTTCCTTGCTGGTCGTTCCATGGAGCAGATGAAGAATGACGGAAACATGGACATCGGTTTCCGCCAGCAGCAGATGCGAGATGCCCGAGCTAAGTTCCACGCGGCACAGGCCGACAAGGGAACGAATATAGGCATCGGCGTCATCAGGCTGGATAAGAAGGGTGCGTTTGAAGAATACCAGAAGCAGGTTGGCCTACTGCAAACCGCGTTAAATGCGGCGAAAACCAAGCCTACAGTGAATGGCGACATTCCCGATCTGCCAGCAGGGCCAGCCAAGGCTAGCTCCGGTCCATCAGCAGCAGAACTAGCCGAGATGGAGCGCCAGCGCGCATTTGCTGCTGAGAGCGACCTGATGCGTGCCGAAGCAGAGCTAAAGCGTGCGCAGTATATCGACCACGGCAACTACCTAGACGAATATGCTCGCCAGCGTGACGAGGTCGATGACGCATTCCTCGATGCCAAGCGCTCGATCCTCAATGACGTTAAGAACGAACTGAACACCTCCGGCAAATACACAGCGGAAGAAGCTGAAAAGCTCATCCTCATTCAAGAATCTCTCCAGACGGCTCGCAAGAACCAGATCAATCACGAAGAGAACGCGCGGATCGAAGAGGAAATCCGCAATGCTAAGCAGGCCGAGCTAGACGATCAGATGGCCTTGCTCGACATTTCAAGCGGCATGGCTCGGACAGCGCGCGAACGACGGGCCATTGAGCTTCGTCGCTTGGAAATGGAAAAAAAGCGCGAGCGTGCAGAGCTAGAGTATATGCTTGCACCTCATAGCAACGCCTCTCCTGAAGCGAAGGCCAGCGCACAAAGTCGTTTGAGCGGTTTGGACGCTCGTTACAACTCCCGCGCAGAATTAGCAGTTCGCAACACCGCTGGACCGCTCGAAAGCATGTTGCAGTCCATTCCTGACTCTGCCGATCAAGTGAACGAAGCGCTTGAGAGCATCGCGGCAAACGGACTGGCCACATTAAGCAATGGCATCGTTGACGCATTGATGGAGTGGGAGAACTTCGGCGATGCCTTCATTGACGTAGGCAAGCAGGTAACGCGCGCAATTTTAGACATGGTTATTCAAATGACCTTACTACGTCCATTGGGCAACATGATTGGTGGAGCGCTCGGAGTATCACCGTTGCCGGGTCATGCTAACGGCGGACTTGTATCAACACCGGGCTGGAAGACAGTCGGTGAACGTGGCGAAGAGCGCGTTTATCTGCCCGGTGGTAGCAAGGTCATTCCACACAGTCAGCTTGCAGGCCTTGGTAATGGCGGTGGGGGACTGACCATCAGTGTTGACGCTCGAGGTGCGACCGATCCGGCCTTAGTAAAGTCAATGGTAGAACTCGGCATCGCCCAAGCAATGCCCCATATCAACGCTTCTGGCTTCGCTTACACAATGGCTAGAGCGGGCCGAACAACGATCTAAAGCGGTCAAATAAATACCGGAGCAACTTTAATATGAGGCTCCGGTATTGGCTGTTTATCCAATTGGCGCACCGCCAACGAAACCATCAACAGAAGACTTGACGCTGCTCTTCAAACAGGGAGGCGCCCAATCGCCTTTCACTGGCGCAGTGTCGGTCATCAACAACTATGCACAGTGGCAGCTTCAAATTAGCTTTCCACCTGTTCGACGTGGATCGACGCAAGAGAAGCAAATGGCTGTCTGGCTGGCGAACCTTCGCGGGATTGAAGGCTCGTTCATCTACTACCCCGCAGATAGCGGGAAGGCCATCGGCGGCAAGTCACTTGCTATCAAAGGTTACGCTTACAGCACGTCGATTGAAGTGGGTGGATGGACCGGCACGCAGGCAACCGGGCTTGAGGGCGGCGACTTTTTCAGTATCGGCAACAACCTCTATCGGATCACGTCCGCGCCGATCAACTCGTCCTCTGGAACGGCAGTCATAACATTCGAGCCACCGCTGCGCGCGGACGCGAACGGCGGAACCACAGTCAATTTCCAGACACCACGTTGCGAGTTCCGAGCAGGCAGCGCGGAAGACGCGCAGGGGTTCAGCAAGGACGCTGAATTCACCTACTTGAAGCCCATCGCGGCTGTGCAGGTGCTGTAATGCGTGAGGGCGTTACCGACTGGCTCGACGCGCTATCAGCGAACGGCATTCGCACCGGGATTATGGGCTGGTTCGACTTCGCATCCGGGCCAGTCGCGGTCTGGACGGGATGGACAGCAATTCAGCCGGTCGGCTCTGGCGATGCCATGCTAGATGGCGTGCGCTTCGAGCCGCTGCAAGAAGGCATCCCGGTAGCAATCGGCGAAAACACCTATTCTTATACGGGTTCGGACGAGATGACGGTTACACTGGCCGTGCCCAGCGTGCCGACACATGCGATGATCGCAGCTTCCCTAGATCCCGACGAATATCGGGGCAGAACGGCGATCATCTGGCGCGCGCTTATGGTGACACTGCCGACGACAACACAGCCAGCAGAATGGGCGTTCAGGCGCGTTCGTGCAGGGGCAATGGACAAGGTCGTCATGTCCAACAACGGCCAGGAGCGACTGTTCACGCTGACGATTGAAGCTCACCAGTCGATGATTACCAAGGCCAGCGGGTCAAACTATCTGGATCAGCCCCGGCTCGATCCGACCGACACCAGTCAGGACTTTGCGGTCAGCATCGCGAACAGCCCGAACACGCCAACGCGCCCAACGGACCTTCCACAAAACAACCAGACCGCACGAACGGCGGATAGATTCTCATGAAGCTAGAGCGAAAAGCCACATGGGTTGAGAACCTTTCGATCTACCTCGCGAACGTAGCTGACCAACGTTTCGAGTGGGGCAAATCCGATTGTGCGCTGTTCGCTGCGGGCGCGGTTGAAGCGGTGACCGGGACCGATTTAGCAGCAAACTTTCGAGGCCAATACAGCTCATGGCGAGAAGCTGCGCGATGGTTGCGCGCGAACGACTTCCGGTCGTTTGAAGAGGCCGTTTCCAGCAAACTAGGCGATCCGGTTCATCCGGCACAAGCAGGGCGCGGCGACATCGTGATGCGGCGCAGTGGCAATGGTAATATTTTAGGCGTCTGCGTCGGCAAGCACTGCTGGTTCCTTGGCGACGAGACGATTGGCTACGACGCCGAGTATCAGCCAATCACTCAACCAACTTTAATTTCATATCCCACTTTGCAGTGCGACTTCGCTTGGACAATTGGCTCATTATATGCCGCTTCCTAATACGTCGAAGAACAAGAAGCACAGTCCAAATGCCAAAAGAACCATACCAAACCCCCACCCGCCAATTCGGGCATAAGCATCTTCGGTCGGCGCTCCGGTCACCTTCCCAATGATAAAAACCGTAAGCAGGTAGATAAGCGTCGCCAACAACGCACGAAGGAAGAGCGGCAAACAATAGGCCATAATCGCCATTATGTGGCCGATAATACTCAGCCAATTCTCTTTGTCGAAAAGCAAACCCGCCCCAATTTCGTGAGCAAATTCAACCAATTTTTGAATGTATTTTGTCCCATCCGCGTCAAAATCGCCCCAACCTGAAGCTACAGCAAAATAGCTGAAAGCAATAGTGGACACTGCTCCGTGCCACTCCAACTGCGTTACTGACACAGCTTCTTCAGACCCGCTTTTAAGGTTGCTTCTAACTGCAAAAATACCGGCGCATACTAAACAGATATAACCAATCAAAAAATCCTGAGTATCCGGTGCGGCAAAAATGTGACCGGGAAGGCTCGGCTCGACAAGCGACTGCCAAACACCAAACCAAATAGCGAGTATGTAAAAAACTATTGCCATTTCGCCCTGCCCCGTCGCCTCAACCTTTAGATGCTTAGCCGGGCCTCCGCACACACGGCAACAGAATAAATACCGGTAGCCACGCAAAGGAGGGCTACGCTATCGGTAAAGTTGTCAAAACAGTCCTAATGGTCGCGGCAGCTGTTGTGCTTGCGACCGTCGCACTTCCAGCACTCTCTTCTGTATTGTTCGGCGCGTTCGGCGGCACTGCAATCGGTGGCTCAATGGCCGCTGGTATGGCAGCAGCTTCAACAAGCGCTGCGGCACTAGCTGCTAAAGCAGTCGCGGGCATCATTATCGGCGTAGCGATTAGCGGCGCCAGCATGTTGCTAATGGGCAAGCCCAAGGTCGCTAATCAATCGACCATTTCGCGTCTCAACCTCACTGTTGATCCCACTGCACCGCGCAAGATCGTCTTCGGTCGTACTGCTGCGGGCGGTGATGTTCGCTTCCACGAGATGACGAACAAGAGCGGGGAATATATCGAGACTAGCAAGGACAAGGGCGACTATCAACACCGTGTCGTTGCATTGGCCTCGCACAAGATTCATGCGGTCAAGGAAATCTACCTAGACACTGAACTGTCCTACAACGGCTCTGCCGTTGTCGGCAAATACCAGCCTAAGTCCGGCCTACTCATTACGCCGATCCTTGAAGGCAATAGCGGCAACGCCAGCAAGTTAGGCAGTGGCCTCTACTGGAAAGAAACAGCAAAGTTCACCGGCTGCGCATACCTCAAGGTAAGCCAGAAGCTCGACGTTGATGTCTATCCCGATGGTCTGCCCTCGCGCTGGACGACCGTTGTCGAAGGCTGTCCGGTCTATGACCCACGCCGAGACTCCACCAACGGCGGTGCTGGCCCACAGAGACCGCACGATCAGAACACATGGCAATACTATGACGGCTTCAACGAGCTAGGCCGCAATCCAGCGCTATCGCTGCTCACCTACATCATAGGATGGCGGATCAACGGCAAGTTGGTCTGGGGCATGGGCATTCCAGCCAGCAGAATCGACCTTGGCAATTTTATCCACTATGCGAACCTTTGCGATGAAGCAGTTTCGACCAAGTCCGGCTTTGTAAAGCGTTACCAAGCAGACTGCATTCTATCGACCGGCGACACCCATGAAGGAAACATGGGCATCATCACGGCTGCGATGGGTTCAGCGAAGCTCATCGACATGGGTGGGCTGTATCAGCTTGTCGGCGGCTATGACGATCTAGACGGACCAGCGCTAACGCTGACCGCCGACGATCTAGTCGGGGCTTACACCTACAACCCTAGCGCTGCCTCACTCAAAGATAGCTACAACTTTGCGCGCGGCGTTTTCACCAATCCTGAGAAGCAGTTCCTCCTAGAGGACTGGGGACGGATCGAGGTCAATCCGCTCGCAGACGGCATTCCTCGACCGCTCGTCGTTGACCTAGCAGCGGTCACACGCGCCGAAACCTGCCAGCGCATTGCCAAGCAGCTTCTCGTCCGAAACAACTACACAGGGACGTTCTCTGGCATTTTTGGACCCCGTGCATTTGCGGCGCAGGTCGGAACTCTCATTCGGCTCGTCCTGCCAATCGAAGGCTGGAACCAGCCCGGCAAACTGTTCCGCGTGGTTAGCCAGGCCGAGAGCGTGGACCTCATATTCAACATGACGTTGCAGGAGGAAAATCCGGCAATCTACGCATGGGATGACGATGAAGAGCTAGCGCTGCCAGCGGATATTCGTCCATCGGCATATAATCCCAACGCTAGCATTCCGGTCAGCTCACTCGCAGCCAGCTCGCGCACAATCACCAACTCGAATGGCGGCATAGTCAGTCAGATCGACGTGACGTGGGAAGAGCCGGACGCAGCCGTTCAGAGCATCCAGATCAACGTTCGGGAAAAGGGCAGCGACAAGTGGAGAACGGCCACAGACCGGTTCAGCCATCGCGCCGAGAAATACACTATGGCCGCAATGGCCGGGGGCATCGAGCATGAGGTGCAAGCGCGCTTCCTCATGTTCAGCGGCGTCTACGGACCTTGGACGACGGTTTCAGTAACAGCAGCAGCGGACAGCAATGCATCGAACATCATAGGTTTTCTGGATAACGAGAGCGTGACCTTCGCGGCCAATAGCGGGGGTACCATCCTATAATGAGCGCATTAGACACATTTAGCGGCGGCTTTAGAATCTTCGATGGCAATGCGGAAGTTACCACAGGTTCAGGAGCAGCCTATTCCGTCGCAAACCAAATAGACTGCACCGTTGCAATCGACCCCCACACGGGTCGCTACACAGTTTCCGCAGTGGATCAGGACAGCGCAACAGCGGTGTTCAAGGCAGTCTACGCGGGGGTGTCGATCTATAAGGATTTCTCGATTGCAAAGTCCCGTGAAGCCGGAGGGGCAGGCACCGCAAAGCTGCTCACGCTAGCTACCACGCATAACACCTTCCCATATGATGAATATAACCAGCCTGCGCCCCAGACTGCGACGTTCACGGCGACCAAACAGCACACGAGCGCGGTGCTTACTTGGCGCATCCGCAAGATCGACACGTCGATCATCGCGGAAGGCACGGCTGCAAGTCTCGTGGCCAGCGGCTATGCCACCAGCAGCGCGAATGCCGACACCCTTGTCATTGACCACGACGATTTCCACGCCCTCTGCAACGACCACGGCATCAACGCCGTCATGGTGGAGGTGGAATGCATCGACGGCTCGCAGCGCCTCGCGGATCGTCTCACCGTATTTCGGCTCATCCAGCGCACAAAGGTCACTTGGGAAGGCGTTCTCGATCCAACCGGCGCGAAAGCAGAGACGGTAGCGAATGCCTATAAGGGCGTGAAGGATAGCGGTCTCGTCTTCCTCGACCTGCAACAGCAAGCCCTCGATAAAATCGAGAGCCTTGCAAAGGGAGCGCTCAACCAAATTAACTCAGACGCTGAAAGTATGGCTCGCTTCTCACTTGAACAGGGTCAGCGGCTTGAATTCGCGGTTCGTCTCGCCGACGCTGAAAGCCGGATCGTTGAGGAACGAACAGCGAGAGTAGGTGAAACAGCCGCCCTCGCCTTCTCCCGTGATGAGATACTAGCGCGTTTAGACAACGTGGCGGGCACTGGCACGACTATTGAAGCAGTGATGACCGAACTCAGAGCAGCAGACGTTTCCCAAACTGAAGCTAGGGTTCTCGCTATCGATACGCTAACCGCACGTTTCGACAACTATCGCGGAACGGGACAAAGCATTGAAGCTGCAACGATAGCCATTGCTGAATCAGTCGTTACAGAACGCGATGCTCGTGCAACTGCTATCACTGGCGTTCAGACAGAACTCGGTGACCAAATTACTGGCGTTCAGACGACGCTCAGCACCACTAACGACGTGTTAGACGGCGTAAAGAACCGCTGGACCGTAGCCTTGAATGCGGGTGGAACAGCTATTGCTGGACTGGTCTTCGCAAACGGCTCAGCGACAAAGGCGACTTTCGACGTTGTCGATACCAACTTCCGTGTAGTGGATAGCAGCGGCAACGGCTCAGTGCCATTCTCCGTGATCGGCGGCGTCACCTATATTCAAAACGCTTCGATCCTAAATGCGTCTATCACCAATGCCAAAATCGCGAATGCTGCGATTGACGAATGGAAGCTCGCAAACAACTCCACGTCTGTAACGGCGGGCAATTACACCGACGGCAATATCAGCCTAAGTCCGACGCAAAACGTCTATACGTCTGTGCAATCGTTCAGCATCTCGGCCAGTGGCGGACCGGTTCTAATTGGTGCGTCGTATAATGCTCTCTCTGGCACTGGATCAGTGCAGGTCATCAAATTCCAGATTCTTCGCAATGGCAATGTGATCTACGATAGTCGCGCGGATCAGGCGCAGAACGGCTATGGCACTCCGAAGAATGTAACCATGATCGACTACCCCGGCGGTGGTTCGCACAGCTACGTCTTGCAACTCACTCATCCAACATTGAGCTACGCAAGCGGTGCAGTAGTATCGAACCGATCATTGTGGGGTAACGAGTTCAAGCGCTAAAGCCGGCAGCAATAAATACCCGAGAACCAATTCGGGAGAACATAACATAATGGCTTGGTATAGCGCGGGCACAATCTCAGTTACAAACGGCCAGACGGCAGTTACCGGCACAGGCACTCAATTCCTCGCCAATAAGGTTTCAGCAGGTTGCGGTATCATCATCGGCGGGCAGACTTACGAGATTGTGAGCGTCGCGAGTGACACTGTCCTGGCGATTGCCCCGGCCTATCTCGGCACGACAAACGCAAGCGCTCCCTATCGCGTCTTTCCCACCGAACAGCGCGCGGGCGATATGCTCAGCGCCGTAACAGATTTGACCTCCGCAATTTCCGGGGTGAATTCAGCGTTCTCCAGTCAGCCGACGTCGATCACCTCCGCGAAGAAGATCGTCTTACCGGCCTCGACGACAACGATTGCTTCGATATCGCTGCCACACGGAACTGCACCCAGCAGCCCTAGCAACGGAGATATTTGGACAACAACCGATGGGCTTTTCATTCGTGCCAATGGCACAACCCAACAACCGCTAACCAGCGCTGGCGGCTCGATATCCGGCAACTTGACACTTTCTGGCTCGCTCTCAGCGGATAGCGCAAGCCTTTCGGGGACGCTGTCCGGCAACATTGGCAGCTTCAGCGGCAACCTTAACACGTCAGGCAACTTTGCCGCAGGCAGCGTCATAACCACAGGAACCGGCGTCGCGACTGGTGACACAGCCATCGAGATAGGTGGCAATCGCACAGGCTACGGTTCCGCCACGCTAGATTTTCACGCCCGGAACGGTTCCGACTATGACGGTCGCATTCAACGTGGGGCGGGCGCAAATGGCGCATTTAGCATCAGCCAGCTAGGCTCTGGCTCGTTGAATATTGCTCAGGACGGCAGCGGCGAGATCGGCATTTGGACGAGCGGCGCGCAGAGAATGTCGTTCTTGTCGAGCGGTATGATCCGAACGAACGGCAACACCATATTCTCAGGCTCATCCGCTTCGTCCGTCGTTCTAGCAGCGGGCACGGACCTTGCGACAGGCGGTGCGACGATCATCGCACGGGGGTCGACAGCCGCTTCTAACGCAGGTGGTATTGAGTTTTATAGTGGCACTGGCTCGACCTCTAGCCAGAACGTTACCATCAAAGCTAACGGCTTCGTCGGCATTGGCTCAAGCAATCCTACTGCCAAGCTGGATATTACTGGTCTCGCTTCCGGTGCGGAAGTGGAGGCGCGCGTCGTCAATAGCAGCACCTCAAACAACTCCGCAGCGCGAATTACCTTATCGACCTCGACATCAAACGCATATTGCATTTGGGCTGTGAACAATGGCGTGGCAAATCCCTACCGCGCAATCTCTAATGGCAGCGCGGTAACGGTAGCTTATGACGATTCAAATCATCATAGCTGGCGCACGACTGCTGGTGCGGAAAAGATGTATCTCACCAGTGGCAGCACACTTTATGTCAATGGAGGCATCAACTCCGTCAACGGCATGATTAGTGCAAACAATGCCATGATCCAAGGCGCGGGCGGACATATGTATGTGCGACCAACAAATTCTGGCAGCTACCTCTACCTAGGCTCAAGCAACAACAATCAAGCCGTCATTGATGCAAATGGCTTCGTTGGGTTTGGTGCACTAGCCCCGGATAGAAAGCTGACGGTGGAATATGCCGACATCTGGCTAAAACTGAAGAGAACCGGTGCGCGCTCGTGGCTCATGGGTATGGGCGGCGGCGACGAGTTCATGATCTATGACGAAACCATCGGACAGGTCAGGCTCTATATCGACCTCGCGGGCAACGTGCGTCCCGGTAACGACAATACTGGCGCAAGCGGTCATCCATCCTATCGTTGGACAACCGTATATGCTGTCAGCGGCGCGGTCAGCACCTCGGATGAAACCTACAAGGTATTCGACAATGACGGCTTCACTACTGCCGAGCTAGCAGCGGCTAAGGAAATTGCAGCCACCATCCGCAAATATCAGTGGAAGGACAGCATTGAGGAAAAGGGCGAGGAAGGAGCGCGCTACCACGTAGGCGTCGGCGCTCAGACCGTTTGGAATATTATGGCTGCGCATGGCTTAATCGATGAACTCGAAGAAGGCGTGGCTCCAGACAGCCGGTATGGGTTCCTCTGCTGGGACGAATGGGATGCAGAGGAAACTCGATCAGGGGACGACGTTGTTCACAGCACAGCAGCAGGCTCGCGCTTTAGCGTTCGCTACGACGAACTAAATCAGTTCCTCATCGCTGCACAGGAACAACGTCTAGCAATGTTGGAGGACGCTTTGGCGGCCTAACCGGACGACGCGACCACTAAATAAATCGAGTTATGATTTTTGGGGGTCGGGTCGTGAAGAAGGCAACAAAGGCGTTTATCGATAAGGTAGCCACAGGTGTAAAAGACAACAAATGGGTAGTCGCAGCGATCTTTGCAGGGCTGGCGAGTATCGGCGCTATAGCAGCCGACAAGGCTGGTCCGCTCGCGGACGCAGCCTACGCGGTCATCACCATTCTAAGCATCGTGTTTTAATGGCTCCCCCGACGCAAGACACTAGAGAATTGCTGATCCGCTTGGACGAGAAGGTTTCAACGATCCTGAAGAATCAGGAGCAGCACCAAGGCGAGATCAAGGATCTATCCTATCGGGTCCGCACGCTGGAAGACTGGCGCACAGAGATGCAAGGCGGGGCAAAGGGCATCGGCGCAGCGGGAAAGCTGCTGCTGACGGTCGCAGGGGCGCTAGCGGGCATCCTAGGCTATATCGGTATGCAGTTCGCCATTGTATCAAAAGAGGCGCCTGCCAAGTCTAATGCCGCCGTCGAACATGCTGTTCCGAAGGCTCGGCCCGGCAACTTTCGCACGACACGATCCACGTTTGATAACTACCTCACACGCTCTTAAGGCATTCGCATTTTAATGGATTTCCTATTCCGAAATGTAATACATAGGCTTGGCTAATCTGTGGGGGTAGCACGTGAATCTTTTAGTCATTCGCCTGGCATTACTGATCGGAACATTGTTTGCTCTGAACTCACCTGCGCAATCACAAAGTTCCTACGATAAAATTGCTGGGCCGACGCAATCTCTTCCAGTTTTTGTACTCTTGGAATCTCCATCGGCCAAAATAAAATGGGTGTTCCTATTTGACTCACGTGAATGCCCAAACGATCAGAAAGTATTTCGCTTCCTTTCATCGCCGCAGAGAGATCTTAAGGAGGTTGCGGGCAGCTACTATTGCGGCAACATCAGAATGGCCTATTTTGGATCCACCAGCCATACGGAGTTATGGAGACAGTTTGTAGACAATGTGATTCTAGACCAGGGAAGGCCAGCTAACGTAAATCTACCCACCCTCGCCCACACCTGCAAAAGCGAATGTCTGGGCGATGTTAATTTAACTTACCGATCTAGACTTGCGACAAAATCAATTTCCTTCAGCAACTCAACGAAGCCAACTGAAGCAGACATTGCAAATATATACTCTCGATATAGCACTTTATTTGATTCCATGAACCATCAGGGAAATATGGCGGGTTTAACCGACATAACTTATCCTTTTCTCGGAAAGGTTATGAGTGTAAATCGTGACATAACAAATCTTTCATGCAGAACCTTAAAGAGTGCCGCAGTAAGTTGCTCTTACGATATAGCAGTTGGCGTTTCTACGCATGGTCTTTTAAGTGTATTCGGCGCCTTTATTCCTGACTATTCAAATAAAGTCTCCGTCTCGAACGTCTTTTATAGAGCTGGTGGACGCTGGGAGTCAGATGCAATCAAGGAGTGGACGCGGCGAACGGCAGCTGATTTGCGATCAGCAGGCAGTAACGCTTCGACAAGGAGCTCTCAGCCGAGCTATCAACCTAGGTCAATTGGATGCGATGCGGGATACCACTTTTTATGCCCGGGCGGAGTTCCCTAAATTTCTCCATATTGAGCGTGAAATCGTGATGACGTTTGTCCCACCAAAGTTTTAAGGGTTGGATGCGGGGGTGGCGCAACTTTCACGATGGATCAGGCTGACGGCAAATCAGCGCTTTCGATCTTGCGCCTTAATAATGGCCGCTCCGATTGGGTAACCCTCCCGCACGAGTTGCTGAACAGCCGAAGGGCGGACCCCAGCCTCACGCGCGAGCTGGGCAACATTGGGAGCGTCCTCGCGATGGCGGTGGGCATTAATGGGCGTATTTGCTGCCCGCTCTTCTGACCAGCCATTTGCCACTCGGTTGCGGATGGTTTCTTCGGGCACCTGCGGATATTCGGACAT